GTCTTTTTCCACGGACGGGCCTTGATTCCTTCGTGATTCTTTTCCCACTTCTCCATCACGGAATCGCGCTGTTGCTTGCCGGTCTTGTGGAGCCAGGGGCCGAACGTCCAATGCCCATAGGTGCCCTTCGGGCCGGCGCGGAATGCGAACGGCTGGGGACGGCCCACTCTCACCGCTTGCGTCCATAGGTCGGGATTGGCAGCGGCAAACTTCCGCAGCATGAGGTCTCGCGCTTCGCGTGTCGGCCAGCCGCCATAAAGCTTGACGCGGGTGTCGTCGAATCCATACCCATCCACCACGGCAGCGGGTCCGGGAGCGCCTACGCCGGGGATTGAGATAACGCGCCAGCCATCGGCCCATGAGCGGATATAGGAGCGAACACCATCGTTGGCATTGCCCTCAACGGTCTGAAAGCGATTGCCGGTAAGGAGCGCGTTGATGAATCCAACGTGCTTCCCGTCAATGATGAACAGGTCGCCCGGCTTTGTGTTCCGGCTTACGCCGCCATACCAGCCCTTACGCCGCGCCTTGTCCACCATTACCGCCGTTGAGGGATTGACGATGGTAGCCGCGTCTTTCTTATATTTCGCAGCCGCATCGCTCTTGGCAATGCAATAGCCCACGAAACAGGCGCACCAGGGGACGCCGGCGAGGCCGTAAAGGGCTTGGCATTCGTCCACGATGGGATCGCCGGACCTGTTCGGCGGGCCCTCCATGCTGCCCAGGTAGCTCATTGCCTTGCGAAGCGTGTGCTGTCCGTTACTGATCGCCATGCGTCCCCCTAAGTGTTCCGCACGATTTCCATGATGATACCTGTCACCGCGCCGCCGGCGAGAAGCCAGACCACGCGGGACGTTGCTGCTGCACCCTGCAAACGGGCCCGCCAGATTTCCAGATCAAACAGGCGTGCCTCAATTGTGCCCAGGCGCGTCCCGGTATCGCCGGCGTGCCTTTCCAGCGATGCGATGCCCTCGCGTAGCTCGCGCAGCTCATGGCGAATTGCTGTTGCATCCTCGGGGGTCATGCGTAATTAGATTTCCACCGGGCCATGATTGCGAGCGGTAAACACAAAGGGATTATTTGTGACCGCGTAAACATTCTTGTTAGTCGCGGTGCCCGTTCGATACCTAAGCCGTAGCGTGACGGTGCTGCTGGCAATGTCACCGCTCGTCAGTTTCAGCCACATGCACCCGCCGAGCGATGCCAGCACGCCAGCATTTCCGCGCCAACACTGAATGCCCTGATGCCCTGCCGGGATGCTTGCCGCTGCGCCGCCCGTTGCGAAACTCGTCGTTGCCGTTCCGCTTACGACCGTTACACAATCGAAGAACACATCCACCGCCTCGGAGCCGGTCAGCGCGGAAATGGCAACCTCAATAATGTCATTGGTAGCCGCCGCTAGCGTGATATCCAATCCGGTGTCAAGATTTTGCCATGATGTGTTATTTAGGGTGAAATTTCCCGATTCGCGGCGTGTCTGCCCCCAATCACCGCGCAGGGCCGTTAGATCGCCCCCAATGTTGTTCATCTGCGCCGCTGTGAGAACGTCCCCGGGTGCGAAATCTGTTTTAGGTGTAGTCCATGCCATGAGTGCGCCCCCTAGAACGCGAGAAGGTTAGTGTCAAGAATGCCCAGCAGGGCGCTGTCCAGCGTAAAGAATGCCCGCGTGTCTATTGACTCAAACGTGAAACGCACGCGATGATCCCCCGGCCTGATTTCGTGGGCAATGCCGGAAATGAGCAGGGTTTCGGTCACGCTTGCCGGCGAGCCTGTCGCAAACGACTTCTGCACCGTGGCAATGTCCGTCAGCTCGGCGTCCAATAGCGTTTCCTGATCGGTCGGATCGAGCGCCGCCAGCTGCACGGAAACGCCGGTGAAGCGGAGGAATGGGTCTTTGTGGACGGCCAGAAAGCGATCTGCCAGGTTCAGGACTTCCGAGGTCGTGCTGTTCAGCAGGTCGAGCTTTGAGTAGTCCAGGGACTGATAGCGGGCAATAGATGTTGTGTCGAAGGCATCCTGCACCGCGCCGGCGGGGGATTGCATGTGGATGTAGTTATAAAGAAGCTCATCCCCGAATTGATTGGTAAGGGAGGAATAGGGGATGCCGGTGCCGTCGTCGGTGAATTCGATCATCACGGTCGGATTCAGCAGACGAAACCGCTCCACAAATCGCAGATCGCCCACGCGATCTATGAACAGGAAACCGGATTCTGATACCTCGATCCGCTGAAGGTATTGCAGGACGTTCGTGCCCTCGGCAACATCCCATGCCCCTCCGCCCCCGGGGGTGCCCCCGAGAACGCTCTGCCCGGTGTCCAGGTTGCGCCCTCCCTGATACTCCACTTCCGACAGGGCTAGGACGGCCTCGATCCGCTCGCCGGTCGTCTGCTCCGCCGGCGTCCATGCGTTCATGGTCATTTGCGCGAGAACGGTGAACGGATCGGAGCAGGCAGCGGTCAGAACGTTCCCGGCCTCGGCGTAGTGGTAATCGAGGTTCCAATCGGTGATAGTGCCGGTGTAGATTGCGCAGCCGTTCGCGTAAATCTCAATGGGCTGGCGCGGCTCTACATAGGGGTAATACGGCGAACTCGCATTGAGCGGGTCCAGCTGGCGGTCGGGGTCGTGGAACGTCACTTGCGCGGTGCCGGCGTTAAATGCCTCGGTGTTCCGATTCCGCCCCCGCGTGATGCTGATGCTCTGCACCATTTCGGTTACGTCCACCATCTGAATCCCGCCCAGGGTGCCGGTGCCCAGCAGCCCATAGGTTGCGGAATCAAGCAGGAAGGGCGTCGCAAACCCGGTCGTTTGCTCAAAGCCCACTAACACCTGGATTGTGGGAACGCTCATGCCGGCATGAACGCGGGACCGCTGCGCCGCTGCGCCCGCTGGATAGCCTCAATGATCTGCTGGCCGATCTGATCCGGTGTGGACACCAAACCGGCTTCCACATTGATGATGACGTTTCCGAATCCGCTGCCTAGCGGCCCGTTGCCCCGCGTCCTGTTGAGCGGGACCACGGCCTCGGGGCCGGCCTCACCAATAAGCGCCAGCGTGGGACGGTTGACGATTCCACCGGCGGCGCCTCGGGGGATTCCTCCCCCTCCCGATGCGATGATTGAGGCGCCTGTAACGCCGGCGGGAATGTGGGTCTTTCTCCATGAGCCCAGCAGGTCGAGGAGCTTTTGCATTGCCGTGATTGCCGTAAAGATCGGCGCAAACGCCGCCTTTAGTGACAATCTCAGGGCATCCAGCACCGGGCCGGCGTTTTCGGAAATCCAATCCCACGCCCTTTTCATGGTGTTCCAGAACAGGCTAAGGGCCGGGATCACGTTGTCATTAATCCAGCCTGCGACGCCTGCCAGGGCACTCCCGATGCCGTTGACGATCCCGCGGAAAGTCTCGCTTTTGTTGTAGGCAATGACAATTCCGCTGACTAATCCAACAAGGGCCAAAGAAACGATTGAGATTGGATTCGCGCTCATGGCCGCATTTAGCGCCCATTGCGCAGCCGTCATAACCGCCGACGTCGCTGCCGCAACTTTCATCGCTGCATTTACGGCGACCACGCCTAGCGCCAATCCGCCCAGCACGGCAATCAGAATCTTGGTGATTGTCTCGTTCTCGCGCATGAAATTGGTGAGATTGCGAAACACACTTGCCAGAAATTCGATTACCGGGATCAGGGCCGTGGCAAGGCTCTTTTGCAATTCCTCAAATGAACGCTTTGAGCGTTCCAGCTGCCCCTGAAGGGTTTTGCCCATCGCCTCGGCGGTGCCGCCTACCTGATCCTCAACTTCCTTCAGGATGATCTTTTGGGCTTCCAGCGTGTTACCGGACGCGACAAGGCTTGCAATGGTCTTTTTCTGCTGATCGGTGAACGTGACGCCAGCGCGGGAAAGGGCCGTGATGCCCTTGATTGGATCGTTCAGCGCCTTCCCAAGCATCTTGTTCGAGGATTCCAGCGACCCAAACCCCTTCTTTGAGAGGTCAAGCGCGGCGACCGTGGCGCGGTCGAAAATCTGATTGCCCTTGCCCATCTCGTTTCTGACGTTCTTAAACGTCGCCAGCATGGCGCCGCCCTGGGTTATGAGGGCAGCACTCTCCCCGGTCGTGTCTTGCAGCCTGTTGGCAAACTCAAAGAATCCTTGCGCCGTTGTATTGACGGCGTTTCCGGTGCTTTTCAGCGTCGCTTCCAGGTTTGCAACGGCGGCTTCATCCTCCATGACGCCTTGCACGCCCTGTTTCGCCATGAGGGCCATGCCCCCCAGGACGGCGACCGCCGGCAGGAAAGCCTTGCGGATCGCAAAGCCAGCCTTTGCGCCCTTGCCTTCCAGCTGCTGAAACTGCTTGACGCCGCGATCTATGCCGCGCCCATTAAAATCGGTCAGGATCGGGATTGTGATTGCCACTAGTCCACCATCCCTTGCACGGTCTTTTCGGCCTTCTTGACGAGGA